GGGCGGGGGCCACGTGGGGGGTACTGGATATATGTATATAGAAACCCACAGATCAGTAAAATAAAGTGTTAACCACAAGGGCAATAGACAACTACCCATGCTCAAGTACTGTGCAACATGCCTAAAAAATAGGCAACTAGGGTGGGCATAGGGACTATTTTAAGAATATAGGTAAAAGGGGGTTGACAGGCATATAAAATTCTGGTATAATTACTTATAACTAGAACACACTAACAGTGTACACTAAAGTGTTTATTACTTAAACTATAAATACACTTAAATAAAGCACTTAAATGAAATTATATCTTTATTGCTAATACACTAAAGTGTACACCTAAGTGACCCCTTCATATATAACTAATATCTGTGCCTATTAAAGAAAGTTCTTGACAATGGCAAAGAAATCTGTAAAACTATATACAGATAATGTACTTGATGCATTCTATGATGCTATTCGTACCAATTCATTAGACCGTCTTCACATACCACATAGCGATGTGTTCTATGTGCGCAGTGCATTGGACACTAAGTTCTTCCCACGTACATTTACACTTAAAGAGACTGAAGATTATATGCGTTTGGAAGGATGGAAGGAAAGAGATGAGTGATGGAACTCTATACCTTTTTTGTATTCTTCTCCGTGATCGTTACGCCGGACGGAGAAATTAAATCATTTGCTAAACATGTAGATGAATGCCCTACGTGGGAAGCTGTAGTTGAATTACATAAGCCTAAGATAGATAGCGGTGAGATAGTTGACTGGTCAGCTACGTGTTTAGAGCCTAAACTTCCTCTAACAATGCCTACGCCATCTGAGGATGCAGTACCCCCTGTACCCCTACCTAAACCCCAGAACAAAGGACTAAGCACGTAACATGGCTATACCTGAAAGAGTAAAAACTAAGATGAAGGAAGAGGGGCTGTCTGGCGTTAATAAGCCCAAGCGTACTCCTAATCATAAAACTAAGTCACACTGCGTAATGGCTAAAGAAGGTGACACATATAAATTCATTCGCTTTGGACAGCAGGGCGTATCCGGTGCTGGGAAGAACCCTACATCCGCAAAGGATAAGGCACGTAAGAAATCCTACTATGCCCGTCACAATGCACAGGGGAAACCGACCAGCAAGCTGTCAGCGAAGTATTGGTCACATAAAGTTAAATGGTAAATTAGGAGATATACCAATGGCATTACCACTATTATTCATGGTAGGAGCATCGGTAGTACGTGCTGCTACACCTGCAATTGCTCGTTACTTAATTAAAAAAGGATTAAAACGGGCTACGGGAAATGCAGCAAAGAAACCCGTAAGCAGCACTGTTACATCAATTAAACAAGCTGATAAATTAAAACCACAAGCTGCATTACCTAAACCTAAGTCGGGTAATACAACGCCGTTAGCATCTAAGCCTAAAGGTGATGTAATATCTGGTACAGCTAGAGAAGTAAAGCCGGGTACATCTGTAGTGCCTTCAGGAAGTCGCGCAGTAAAGGGTCCGGGTACAAGTCTTCAGAATATTATTAGGGTAAAAGATAAGGCTAGAGGCATGAAGAATGCCACACGTAATGATAAACGTGTTACAGGTTCTGCAGCAAAACCTAAGAAGGGTAAAGCTGTTCGTAATGCAATTATTGCTGGGACTGCTTTGGGTGCTGGATACTTAGCTACGCGGGACGGTGATAAAAAACCATCTGCTGCGGGTACAGGGTATTCCGGCCCTACCCCTAAGTCTAAACCTAAAAAACCTTCCAAGAGCGTAGACTTAGGCACAGTAAAAACACGTAAGGTGACACCACAAAAGGATGCACCAGCTAAGTCTTCTGGACCATCTACTCGTGGTTCAAATAAAAGAGGTGCTACTAAAGTTATCAGTGCAGGTTCGGGTACAGGTTTTGGCCCTAAAGGTAATATCTTTCCGGGCAGTGCTGCAGAACGTGCAGCGTATATGAAAATGTATGGTGGCACTGGTTCAGCCGCTGCAAAGGCTGCAGCAGCAGGTAAGCAGGGTGATATGAAAGCAGGTCGTGCAGCGGTAGATGCTGCTAAAAAGAAACGACTAAGTAAGAAAAAGGATTAGACAATGACCGAATCAACAGGCGAAAAACAAATGACTGCCTCTGAGAAAAGCGAATTGTATGATGTTCTAAGAGGTATTCAAACAGGTACTGTAGATCGTAAGGTTGCTACAGAGGTACAGGGTAGACTAAAAGCTAAATATCCTAATACTTATGGCACTGTTCGTACGGAGTTAGGCAATCAATTAGCTAAGACATCTAATAACAAGGGTAAGGCGATTACTAAAAAAGACGTGCCTGTAATTGCTATTTCTGTAGGTGTAGGTAAAATGAAAAAGCCAGAAAAGAAAACTAAGATGATGCGTGGTGGTATGGCTAATGGCAAACAACATATGTATGCAGCAGGTGGTGTAGTCAATGATGGACTTAAAGCACTAAAGGCTAGTGGACCTAAAGGTATGGAAGCCTTTAATAAAATTACAGGTAAGTAGCATGGCTGTAACAGGCAGAAATAAACCAAAGCGTAATTATAAAAGTGAATACGCTAATTACCACAGTAAGCCTGTACAGAAAGTTAATCGTGCAAGTCGTAATGCCGCACGTGCAACGGCTAAGAAAACCGGGGCTAAAGTAGCAGGTAAAGACGTAGCACATAAGAATGGCAACCCACGTGACAACCGACCTAAGAACCTAGCATTAAAGACACCTACCAAGAACAGATCATATCCCCGCACAAGGACAGCAGGTAAACGAAATCCGTATGCATAAGATAGAAGCTGACATACGAAAGTGGTCACATGAATTTCTTGAAGTACCTAATGAGAAACTTAATGGACTACCACCGTGTCCCTACGCAAAGCAAGCATGGCTAGACAACAAGGTTGTATTCAGTGTAAATACAGGGGTAGATGGACTAGCTAAAGAAGTAGCTGACTTTGAGTCCCACGATTATGATATAGTTGTATGGGCTAGTCAGTACCTACCAGAAATGGAATACCTAGATGGATGGTGTGATGGCGTAAATGAAGCCATGTCCATTGCAGGTAAAGATATGCACCTTATGGTGTTCCATCCAGACTACGATGCTCAAGAGGCAGGTCTGGACTTTTTAGTTGAAGATGGTGTAGTAGATGAAAGCCTAGTCTATTGCATGGTATTTGTACAAAGGCTATCACCCTTAGACGATGCAGCATTAAGTCTGGAGAAGTCTGGGTATTATAAACACTTCCCGGTAGATGTGTTTCAATCATTAGTTATAGACAGACGGAGATTAAGAAATGAAGGGCAAAACTAAAGTAGCAAAGAAAATGATGCGTGGCGGTGTAGCACCAAAGCGTATGCGCGGCGGCGGCATGGCTAAGATGGCTAAAAAGAAAATGATGCGTGGTGGTGTAGCAGCCAAGAAAATGATGCGTGGCGGGGCTGTGAAAAAGAAATGAGGAAGAAAGCAATTTATTATATCGCATTGGCTTTGCTTAATATTGGCAAACCCTTTACATGTATAGGCAACTGGTTCTGGAAGAAGCATCGTGACTTACTGGATTGGACTAAGTAATGCCTGATCTTAGTGTATCGAAGTTTACCACAGAAGGTAAAGCAATAACAAGCACCTCTGCTAACGCAAGTGCTGATGTTGTATATACTGTTCCCGATAACTACAGTGCTATAGTTAGGTTCCTACATCTAAGCAATGGAACTAATAGCAGTAAAAAAGCCTATGTACAATTTTATCATAATGACGATACCAGTTACTACAACATACTAAATGGTTTATCTATGTCTGGACATAGCACCCATGATGTATTAGCTGGTAACTTTTTTACACTTCATCAAAAAGATAAGATTGTAGCCTACATAGAATCTGGTATGACATTAGATATAGTTGTATCTGTAGAAGAATATTTTGATCCAGCAAGGTAGGAGATAGGAGATGGTACGTGTCTCTAAAAAAACAGCCCCAAAAAAGAAAACCACACAAACTAGAACGCAAAAGAAATCGCCTAGAACGGTTAGCCTTTCGCAAGGGGGTGCGCCTAAAAGCAAGTCAAGAGTTAATGAAGCTGGCAACTATACTAAGCCCGGAATGAGAAAGCAACAGTTCAGTCGTATCAAGGCTGGTAGCAAGGGTGGTGGCCCCGGTCAGTGGTCAGCAAGGAAAGCACAGATGTTAGCCTCTGCTTACAAGAAGGCTGGCGGTGGCTACAAATCTTAGCTATATAATGTTTTGCGTAGTGATTGCTACACCAGATGACATACAAGTTAAACTATATGGCGAGAAAGAATGGCTTTCTAAATGCCATGTAGCTGTAACAGAACACGGCTTTAATAATCCTAAAGACCGTTGCTTCTGTGTAAAGATGGATGATAAGGATACTTAATGCCACCACGTAATCATAAAGACTGGACTAAAGAACCTAAAGTAGAACACATTAGTTCACTCATCTACTCTGATCACAGCTTATATGAGCAGGAACTAGAAAACATATTCTCTAAAGTATGGATTCCCATGTGTCATTCTAGTGAGATGCCACACTTAGGTGACTTCAGGAAGACGCAGATAGCATTGCAGAATGTTGTAGCTGTGCGTTTTGAGAATGGTGTAGTCAGGACATTCCTTACAGATAAGGTGCAAGCACCTGCTGGCAATGACTTATCATTAACCTATCATTCTGGTAGCTGGACTGAATTACCATGTGAAGTAAAACACGGTGGTATGGTTTGGACTACCTTAGATACAAATCCATCTATGAGTGTAGATGAGTGGACTGCTGGCGCATTCGACTGTATAGCTGATGCCATAGACACTGAAGAGATGGAAGTGTTTCATTACCACAAGGCAGTGATAAACACTAACTACAAGCTGTGGCATGATACTAATAGTGAGTTTTACCACGACTTCATGCATTACTTCAATCGTGTGTCAGGATTTAACGATGAGTATTTTGCTAGAAAAAATATCCCTTTTGATAATGGTCATGTTAACGTCAGCAGCTTTACTGTTAACTATGAAGAGTATGACGGATTTGAGGATAGGGGGGAGTTATCTTTTCCCAATCTGCCGCCCAACCAGTGGTACATGGTTGACTTATTCCCCGGCTATAACTTTAACTTACGTGGCAGTGCCTATCGCAGCGACAGTGTAACACCACTAGGACCAAACAAAGTACTGATTGAGTTTCGTGGATACGGCTTAATGAAAGATACTCCAGAGGAACGACAGACACGTATCAAGCATCACAACTCTATCTGGGGGCCATTCGGTAGGAATTTACATGAAGACTTAATTGGTGTAGCAGGTCAGGGTACAACGATGCGTGAAGGCACAGAACCTCGTAACATTCTACATGGCAGACATGAGAATAGCACAATACATGATGAAGTAGGGATGAGACACTACTATGCAGAATGGAGTAAGTGGATGGGTCTTGAAGCAAGCAGCCCAGCAAGTTTGGCAGCGTAGCATGGAAGAAAAAGAAAAACAAAAAAAACCCCTGTCTTTAGGCATCAATGAAAATAGTTTTGAACTTATACTGAGGATACTAGGCAATGAGTTTATTGCTATTCGTATAGGGTCAACAAACTTTAGCGGTAAACTAATAGCTGGTAGCATTCTTCTATTGTTCTTTACCTTTATGCTGCTAGAAGTATTCGGACTATCTAGGGTACTAGGTATTGAATAATGGCTACAAAGATAAGTGAGAATACTGAAGTTGCATTACCGCTACGTAACATTATAAGCATGGTGGCTGCTGCATCTGTAGCAACATGGGCATACTTTGGGATTATAGAAAGATTAAATCAATTAGAAACTAACATCACTATGATGAAGTCAGACTTGGAACAGAACACAGAGTTCCGTATTAAGTGGCCTCGTGGTGAAATGGGCAGCTTGCCAGCAGACAGCGAACAGTTCATGCTTATTGAACACATAGCCAGTGAACTAGAAAAACTACAGAATGAAATAGAAGATGGCAAAGCACCATATGACCAGCAGCAGAAATTAACGCTAGAGTTTTATGAGAAGCGTATCACAAATTTAGAAGATAACATAGAGAAGTTAAGAAACGGCGATGATTGAACTTACTTTTGTATTGTTGTTAACTATGGGTAGTGAAAAGGTAGAGTACACCCCGTATCAATCTTTATCACAGTGCCTGTCAGTAAGACGTAAGATAAAACGAAACACAGGCCCAACTCATAATTTTGACCAGAAGTGGTCATGCAAAGAACTCACAGTTAAGATAGACGAAGGCACTGGCAACATTTTAGAAATCATAGAAGAGTAACTTAGGAACCAACCAACAATGATTGCAGAGACACTCGCAGGTATAGCACTTGTGAAGAGTGCCGTAGATGGCATTAAGGGTGCTATCACCACTGCCAACGATATAAGTGACATAGCTGGACACATAGATAATCTATTTGCTGGTGAAAAACAAATACAGCAGGAACGTGCTAAAAAAGCTGGCGTAGGTATAACAGACCAGTTTGGCGTAAGTAATGTAGCACGTGATGTTATTGATGCTAAGATTGCAGCAGAGAAGTTGCAAGAAGTAGCCACTATGGTAGACATGCGATTTGGTCACGGCACATGGAAAGGCATTTTAGCTGAAAGGCAAAAGCGTATACAAGAAGCTAGAGAAGCTGCACTTAAAGCTAGGCGAGAAGCTATACGAAAACACAACGAAATGATGGAAAATATAAAGATTGGTATAGGCGTAGGTACAATAGGTGTTATAGCTATAGGTTTACTTCTTTGGGCAATTGCAGCTTCTGCTATGGCGTATTCATTATTTACTTGACAAGTGTAAATAGAAGTGGTATAACTGTATTATGAAAAAATCACAGAAGAGTTTAGCAAATTGGACCAAGCAAAATTGGAGAACCAAAAGTGGCAAACCTTCCACCCAAGGATCAAAAGCCACAGGGGAACGCTATCTTCCGGCATCAGCGATTAAAGCCCTTACGCCATCAGAATATGCAGCGACATCTCGTGCTAAAAGAAAAGGAACTGCTGCTGGTAAGCAATTCGTCAAGCAGCCTAAAAAAGTACAAAAGAAAACCGCACAGTTCAGACGGGGAGCCTAATGCTTAATTTACTTATTGGACCTATTGCAGAAATAGCTGGCACATGGATGTCAGGCAAAGTAGAACAGACAAAAGCTAATGCACAGACTAAGGTAGCTAAAGCACAAGCTGAAGCTGTAGTCATGCAGAAGAAAGCTACTGGCGAGATTGACTGGGACTTAGAGATGGCTAAAGGGTCAGCTAACTCGTGGAAAGATGAGTGGCTGACTATCTTATTTAGTATCCCACTTATCCTAGCATTTGTACCCGGCATGGAAGATGTAGTAGCTAATGGATTTGCGAGACTCAACGAGATGCCTGAATGGTATCAGTACTCACTTGGAGTTATCGTTGCGGCTTCTTTTGGAGTTCGTAGTGCAACAAAATTCTTTGGTAAAAAATAATGGCAGCACAGAAGATATTAGAGTGGAAACTGATTCCACGACTAATGATGTTAATGATGTCAATATCCGCATGGAGAGTAGTGGAGTGGTTTATGACACTTCAAGACCCGACAAGTCAACAAGCGGCACTAGTGAGTGTAGTCACGGGGGCCATGACAGGTGCATTTGCGGTATGGATGAATCACGAGGGTAAACAAAATGAAGTACAACCGACAAGACCTGATAGACAAGTTAGTGGTAAGCGAGGGTCTAAGACTACAGGTGTATAAAGATACACTAGGAATTGATACTATAGGTATCGGCAGGAACCTAGAAGACCGTGGCATAACTAAAGAAGAATTAGACTGGATGGACATACCCAATATAGATGTCGTCTACGAAATGGGTATCACAGAAGCTGATGCGGTCTATCTAGCAACGAATGACGTACAGATTGTCGAAGAGGAACTGGTACGTGCGCACCCTTGCGTGGACAGTCTGGACGCTGTACGTCAGCTTATTGTCATAGACATGGCGTTCAATATGGGTGTACCTAGACTTAACAAGTTTAAAATGATGTGGGCAGCTATCCATGATGAAGACTACCAGACTGCAGCAAAAGAAATGTTAGACAGTAGGTGGGCTAGGCAAGTAAAAGGACGGTCTACTAAGCTGGCTAATGCCATGCACAACGGAGAATTTTAAATGGCTAATTACAAATCTAAGTATCAAGGTGAAGGTGGTATTTTTAAGGCCAGCGAGACAACTTCAGGCCAAACATACAAAGGTAAGAAAAAGAAAGAAACAAAATTCCTTGACCCTTATAGAATAGTAAATCTTATTAAGAAGGCATTAGATTAATGACACGACAACTCACCGACAAACAACAGACACTACTCAACGTACTCTTTGAAGAAGCTGGCGGTGATTTGGTGCAAGCAAAGAAACTGGCAGGATATGCTGACACTTCTAGTACTTCAGAAATTGTTAAAGGTCTTAAAGAAGAAATACTTGAGGCTACTCAAATGTACATGGCACGTAATGCGCCGAAAGCAGCGATGGCTATGGTAGGTGGGTTGCATGACCCAACTGAACTAGGTATACGTGATAAGATGGCTGCAGCGAAAGAACTACTTGACCGCACAGGTTTGGTTAAGACTGAGAAGATGCAGGTAGAAGCATCGGGCGGTGTCATGCTTATGCCACCTAAAGCTGTAGTGGAAGACGATGACTAGAAGCATAGGCAAGTGGAAGCTACCACAGCCAACAGATATTAAAGAACAGAACGAGTGGGTAGCTATACCACGTATTGCACGTACAGTACCATTCGGATATAAACAGGATGAAGCAGACCCCGACCTTCTGCAACCTATACAGATTGAATTAGATTTACTTGAGAAGGCACGAAGCCATGTAAATCAATACAGTTATCGTGAAGTAGCAAACTGGCTCAGTGCGCAGACAGGACGTTACATATCCCATGTAGGGTTAAGGAAAAGGTTAGCTAATGAGCGAAGACGTAAGAACCAAGCTACGAGCATCCGCAAGTGGGCAGAATATGCGGAAAAGGCAATCGCCAAAGCGAAAGCCCTTGAAGAAGAAAGAACAGGCTCCAGAGCCAACAGTTGAAATAAAACACGTAGAGTATGAAACACAGGCTATCGAAGAGACAGCTAACATACTCTTTAAACCTAACCCCGGCCCACAGACAGATTTCTTAGCGGCTGGTGAACGAGAGGTGTTATATGGTGGAAGTGCTGGCGGTGGTAAATCCTATGCTATGCTCTCTGACCCACTACGCTACATGGGGCATCCCGCATTTAGTGGGTTGCTTTTGCGACATACAACAGAAGAGTTAAGAGAACTCGTATTCAAGTCGCAGGAGTTATACCCAAAAATCTGGCCCGGTATTAAGTGGTCAGAAAGAAAGATGCAGTGGACTGCGCCATCTGGTGCAAGGTTGTGGATGTCTTATCTCGACAGAGATGATGATGTCTTGCGTTATCAGGGTCTAGCGTTTAGCTGGATAGGGTTTGACGAGTTAACACAATGGTCCACACCATACGCATGGAATTACATGCGGTCTCGTTTACGGTCCACTGCAGCAGATTTGCCAATTTACATGAGGGCTACGACCAACCCCGGCGGTAGAGGTCATCATTGGGTTAAGAAGATGTTCATTGACCCTGCGCCTTACAACAGAGCCTACGATGCAACCGATATTGAAACAGGAGAAGTTCTTAGATACCCAGCAGGACACGCAAAGGCTGGAAGACCTTTATACAAAAGAAGATTTATACCCGCAAGACTTTCTGATAATCCATACCTTGCGGAATCAGGTGACTACGAAGCCATGCTTCTCTCCATGCCAGAGCAACAACGAAGACAGCTTTTGGACGGGGATTGGGACATCAAAGAAGGCGCAGCTTTTACTGAGTTTGACCGCAACATTCACGTTATTGAGCCTTTTGATATTCCTAGTAATTGGGTTAAGTTTAGGGCTTGCGATTACGGTTACGGCAGCAAGTCTGGCGTTGTCTGGTTTGCTGTTGCACCTGATGAACAACTTGTGGTATATAGAGAACTCTACGTATCTAAAGTCCTTGCCACAGATTTGGCAGATATGATACTGGACGCAGAGGCGGGTGATGGAAATATTAAGTATGGTGTTTTGGACAGTTCTCTTTGGCACAAGCGTGGTGACACTGGCCCTTCTCTTGCTGAACAAATGATTATGAAGGGCTGTCGGTGGAGACCGTCAGATCGTAGCCGTGGTAGTCGCATATCTGGAAAGAATGAGATACACAGGCGTTTACAAGTAGATGAATTTACAGCGGAGCCTAGACTTGTTTTCTTTAATTCTTGCACAAATACCATCTCACAGTTACCCGCCATACCGCTGGACAAAAAAAACCCGGAAGACGTGGATACAAATGCTGAAGACCACTTGTATGATGCGCTAAGATATGGTATAATGTCAAGACCAAGATTTAGTGTATTTGATTATGACCCTCACGCTGGCCCAAGAAACAGTATGCCAGTGGCAGATGCAACATTCGGATATTAAGGATATATTATGAACGAAGATGATATGATGATTGAAGATGATGCTATTGCACTAGAAGATAGTGATGATACATCTGTTTCTGATGTAGATATAAGTAATATAATTCCATTTAT